CGTCCTTAAAGAAGCAAAAGCGAGAGGTGAGAAACTAGGGAAAATAAAAGGTTCGATCCTTGGAGGGAAGGGTAACACTACAGGATACGTCGGCCAAATTATGTTCCAAAAGATTTTCGGAGGAACTGACACCGACGAAGAGGCTAACTCTAAAAAATTTAGATTCGACGTTTTGCTAAATAATGAAGGGTGGGAAATTAAAACCAAAAATACCACTATGGATTTTGTAAAACCAGATTATGATGCATCTATTTCTTGCAATACAAAGCAGCAAAAATTTGATAAAGTTGCTTTCTTAAGGGTTAATCTAGAAGCTAAAAAAGGTTGGTTTGGCGGTTACGCCACTTATGACCAATGGATGGAAAACAGATTCTTCGCACCGAAGGGGCAGATTGATCCCACCAACGGGATGGAAGAATGGTGCGATTGCCACAAAATGAAATATGGATCGATGCTTGCGCTCCCTAATCCACAATTAGAAATTATAACAAATGGATGATCATCTAATAAGATTTCAAAAGAAAAAATTTCTTTTTTTAGATTTTGAGACTTTTAATTTAGCTCTCCACGATTCTATTAACTTGCCGTGGCAGGTAGCTACTATACTAATTGAAACTAGAGAGAATGAAAATGGTCGTATTTGCAACCATGAAATATCTCGCGATGATATATATCTTAAATGGGATAGTGATCTTAAAATAGGAAAAGGGGCTCGCCAAATAACAGGCTACACAGAGACAAGGTTTCGTCAAAAATGTATCCCCGAAGGAGAAGGCTTCAAAACTATTTACAAGCAGGTAGAAGAGTGTGATTACTTAGTGGGCCATAACGTGTTAGGTTTTGATATATTTTTATTAAGAAACTGGTACAGAAAACATGGCAAAGAATATAATCATCTTCCACATAAAGTTATAGACACTCTCTCAATAGCTAGGTCTATAAACTTGGAATACCCCTACAAACCGAATGAAATGTCTTTACTAGATTTTCAAATGAAAATGCTTAGTATAAGAAAGAAGGGGATGAGAACATCTTTAGGAGCTTTAGGTAAATCCAATTCAATAGAACATGATTACGCTAAATTGCATGACGCTTTAGTTGATTTGGAATTAAATTTAAAAGTTTGGGATAAACTAAAGTACCAAATAGATTTTTAAATATCTAATTAGGCATCTATAATTAAGGAATGCCAAGTTTAGATTTTGTTTATGATTTAGTAGAAAAATTTGATGATGAAAACCTCGATTATCTTGTTCTGTCGATGCGAGAAGGCAAAGCTGAGAATAAGGTTGATGTTTTTTTCAATATAAACCCAGAAGCAGAAGATACGTTTTACGCTTCATTAGATGAAATAAAGAGTATATTAAAAAAGAGGACAGGGAAGAATGCCATTAACAAAAAACCCAAAAGAAAAAGAAGAAAAAAAGACGACTAGCTTTTCTTCACGATTTAAAAAATTAAACCTCCCGCTTCACGGGGTGAGGTTACCCAAGTTCCACATTGAAGAAAGATATATTAATCAGTTTGGCTTAAAAGCAG